CCTATGGTAACTCCCGAATGACAAAGTGTGCTAATATTGATAGTGAATCTAAAATATCAGATCTGATTTACATTTTTGACGATCTTCTTGATGAAGATAAATGTGATCAAATGATTCAATGGTACAGAGATAATCCAGATCTACATAAACAATTGGTAGGTAATGCTGGGTATGAACATCAGTTAGATTTAGAGTCTCTTAGGGGACATGAAGCTACAATGTCATCAGATAACCCATTGTCAGATGTTTTAACAGAAGTTTGTCTAAAAGCATATCAAAAAATATCCGAGAATGGTTGCACTACACCACAATCGGATATTTTTATAAATGGACATGCTGTAAGAAAGTATGAAAAAGATGAGGGAGTATTTGAAACTCACGTAGATCAGTATGCTGGATCAACTGTTGTTAGGTTGTTTGGTATTATTGTATATCATAATGATGTGGAGGAAGGTGGAGAAACTATATTCCCTACATTAGGGGTAGGTGTTAAACCTAAGAAGGGGAGAGTTTTAATATTTCCATGTAACTGGATGTTCCCACATAAGGGATGTATCCCCACATCTGGACCTAAGTATTGTTCTGCAATGTTTATTAGTTTTGTGCCTGAAGGTACTCCTCGACCGTCCTGAGTCTATAATTTTTTAACCACTTCATATCAGCACAGGTATAATCTTGATATTTTCCTTTTAGATGATCAGGGAACGGGACCATTTCGATGGTTCCGTTTTCTTTTTTAGCGACCAGTTCTGCAACATCATAAAATGATATAGGATTGCCAGTTCCAATATCGTATATACCACTAGGAGCATCATTGTTCATTACAATGTTAACAATGTCATCAACACACACAAAATCCCTATAGAATTTTTCAGATCCCTCAAACAATTTTAGTTTGCCAGTCTCCCTAACCTGTTTGGTAAATTTGGATACTGGACTAGCTTGATCTCCTTTATGTTCTTCACCACTACCATACACGTTAAAATATCTGAACCCCTGAATGTGTTTGAAGTTTTCAATATGATCTAAAACATAGTAATCAATGATTAGTTTTGAAATAGCATATTGATTTAGGGGATTTATTAGTTTGCGATTCTTTTTTTGGTTCCCATACACAGATGCTGAGGATGCATATTTTACAGGAATTTGATACTCTATTGCTTTTGCAAGAAGATGAGCAGTGAAATCTTGATTATAATGTGCGATAGTCATCCAATTCTTTTCTGTAGTGGAAGACATTGCACCATTATGAATGATTAGATATACTTTCTCCCAATCATCAAACTTAGATAAGAATTTCCAACCTTCTTTTTTATCAATACAGATAACAGGTTCTCTAAGTTGTTCTTCAATTACACGAAGAAAGTGGGAACCAATAAAACCTTCATGGCCAGTTAATAGAATCATTATGAAAAATGTAGAGGTAGAAAAAATACTTGTACTAGTCTATAGTTGTCGTCTTCAAAGAATCCTGGTTTATCATAGGCTCCATGAAGAACACTATCTGGATAGAAGATCATTCTATTATACTTCATTTCTGCTAAGTGAATCAATTCCCAAGGTCCAACGCTGTCACTAACAAAGTCCTCATCCCATATTCCTTCCTGAGCGGGATTAACCTGTTGTCCTTTGTAATTATAAAATCCTGTGCCACCTTGACATTCTTTACCCTTGTTCAAATAAATCAATCCCGCCCAACCTCTACCATCACTACCAAATGGATAATCAATGTGTGGAAGACGAACTCTATCTTTAGATTGAGTTACATTTACAGAGAAAGGGACTTGTAGACATGCTTGATCAAAAGTATTAACTTCACCCATCTTCAGTCCATACACATTGTCAGCAATACTTTTCCATACCTCATGCATATGATCTAGGTTCATATTCATATCAACCCTAGTTCCAGGAACTCCTCCACAAATCCTAGGGTTGTTTGTTGGTGGACACCTAAGTGCTAAGTTTCTAACCTTGTCTGGATTTTTATAGAAGTTGTCAATGTATACTATAGGAAATTCTTGCCACCCCATTACTTCAACTCTTGCGTTCAACTCTTCATTGACTGCAAAGGTTTCTTGTTCATTAATAAAGTACTTTTTCATGTAACCTAAATACTTCGGAGAAACTTATGAATGTAGGAATGGCTAAACCTTCCAGCAGAGACGAGTTGAAAGAGTATGCTCTTAGGAAACTCGGAAAGCCAGTATTGGAAATTAACGTCGATGATGATCAAATCGAGGATCTCATCGATGATGCCATCCAATTCTACCACGAAAGACATGGCGAGGGAATAGATAGAGTCTTTTTAAAGCACAAGTTAATACAATCTGAGAAGGATGTGTTAGCTGGTATTGCTTCTACCACTACAGGATCCAGTTCTCATGGTGGTATTGCCATGATGGAGTATGAAGAGGGTGCAAATTATCTTCCACTACCTGATAGTATTATAGGTGTTAATAAGGTATTTAAAGCTGATTCGTCATCAATCTCTGACGGACTGTTCAACATTAAATATCAACTGTTCCTTAATGATTTATATTACTACGGAGCGATCGATTTACTGAACTACGGTATGGTCAAGTCATACCTGGAAACTCTAGACTTCTTGATCAATCCAGATACCCAAATAAGATTTAACAAGAAAAATAGAAGACTATATCTAGATATTGATCTAAATGGTATCGGTAGCAATCACTACCTAGTTATTGATTGTTACAGAGAAGTAGACCCCGAGAGTGCAACTTCCGTATACAATGATTCTTGGTTGAAGAGATACGTTACTGCTTTAATTAAGAGACAGTGGGGACAGAACTTAATTAAGTTCCAAGGAGTAAAACTTCCTGGCGGATTGGAGATGAATGGAAGACAACTCTTTGACGATGCGGTGAGAGATATTGAGATCTTAGAACAGGTCTTGATGACTGAGTATGCGATGCCACCCCTAGACATGATAGGATAATGCCATTAACACCATTCTTTTTACACGGATCACCAAGTGAACAAAGACTGATTCAAGACTTGGTGAATGAGCATCTTAGGAATTTTGGACAGGATATTCTGTACCTTCCTAGAAGGATTGTCAATGAACAAACAGTGATTAAAGAGATCACTGCTTCTAGGTTTGATGATAGTTTTAGAATCGAAGCCTACTTATCAAACTTTGATGGATTTGGAACACCATCGGATGTTCTAACAAAGTTTGGTGTCCGAGCGACTGATGAGGTTACCCTGGTTATCTCTAAAGAGAGATATGATGACTTCATTTCTCCCAAACTTAAGTTATGGCCAAAGGAAGAAATCAAGGTTGCAACCACTCCACAGGAAGGTGATCTTATTTTCTTACCACTTGATGATGCTCTATTTGAGATCAAGTATGTCGAAAGGAAGGTTCCTTTCTATCAGTTAAATGATCTCTACATGTATGAACTTAGATGTGAGATCTTTGAATATGAAGATGAGAGAATCGATCTTCCTAGTAATCTTACCGATGTTAATGGTGAGGAAATTAAGGATGGTATTGCTGCTGGTGGTCAACAGGTAACTATTCAGTTCCATAAAGACACCGTTGATAATGCCCTTGCAACTATTGGATATGCAAGTACTATTTTTGGTACTAAGTCTGTACAGTATATTCAGATGTTTGATGATGGAAACTATAAAGGAACTCCAAGTGTAAGAGTTGCTAAACCAAAGAGAGGTGAGAGAGCAACTGGTATAGTAACTAGTCTCGTCAATGGAACTGTAGAGAAAGTAGATATTACATTCGGTGGTAATAACTATATTCAAATTCCAACTATACAGTTCACGCCTCCAAACAAACCAGCTTCATCACAAATTAAGTTCGGTAATAATGGTCTAGAACATACTAGTTACAATGATGTAACAAATGCAAATATCAAAGCAACTTCAGATATCAATGCTAGAGTTACTGAGGATGGTAGATTAGTATTCAGTCTGTGGTTCTGGCCAAATAAGTTTGATCCAGATCCTAATTTTGGTGGAGTTATTGCATGGACTGATAAATTTAAGTTGTACCATAGAGAGACAGGTAACGTAGTCTTTGCATCTGGATCTGGATCTATTGAAAATACATCTACATTAAATTTAAATGCTTGGAACTTTATTAGAGTTGAAGTTCTAAATCAAGAAGCTAAAGTATGTGTTAACGGTAATGTAAGTAATACTTTGGGTACAGCTGACCCAACCATGGTATTCACCAATGATGATATTAAGTTGGGATCTGATGCTGGAGGTCAAGGAAAATCTCCTACTATTACTAGAGGATTTATCGGTAATCTTGATCACATTACTTTAAATCAAACAGGTGACAATGCTTTCAGTAGTGTAAGTGAAACCCTTGTTCCTACAACAGAGGCTGAACAAGAACTGGATACTCAGTCTGGAACTGTTTCATCTTTTGTTAATAATCTTGATAATGAGTATCCAATCGTGACTGTTGGGTTAAATACTAGTAGGGAAGTTTATACAGTCACAATTGAACATCCAGGTAATGGATACGCATCCATACCTCTACTGACCATAGATGAACCAGAATTAGGTGAACAAGCAACTGCTGTTGCAATTATGACTTCCAGAACTGGTATTCCAAACCAAGCTATCGATAGAATTCTATTGACTAATCCAGGTTTTGGATATACTGAACCACCTATTATTACTTTGAGTGGTGGAACCCCAGTATCTCCAGGTATTGCAACTGCTATTATTTCGGAAAGAGTATTGGGTCCAGTTGCAATCACTACTGGTGGTCGTGGATATACATTTACTCCTACAGTAGGAATTACATCTACTTTCATTCCATCTTCTGTAGGTATTTCTTCTAATATTCGTAATGCTAAAGCCGAAGCAGTTGTTGGTACAGGACTAACAGTTGTTTCAATCAGATACAGTAATGCTGGTGCTGGTTATACCTTCACACCAACTATTGATATCGGAGAGGTCGAAGCAACCGTCTACGGAGATTTTGTTCTAAATGAACTCGTCAGAGGAGTCTCGACTGGTACTAGTGCTTATGTTACTTCTTGGGATTCTCTTAATAGAATCCTTGAAGTTTCTCTACCTAATGGCGAATTTGCAGTAAATGAAGCCATTGTAGGTGCTGGTGCAAGTTACAGAGTAGCTAA